TTCAGGTTGTTACATCAACCGCATCAACAACAACTGTACATACAACAGATACAGCAACAGCAGGATCAACAGTTCTTGGTCTTAAGACTGTAGATGTAACTGTTCCAGCATCTGGATCAATCACTCTTGTTGCAACAGCAACAGTAGCTGCAGCAGTAACAGGTCTTGCAGCACCAGTAGGAGTTGCAGTTAAGAATGTAGCAATCCGTGATCTTGCAACAGAGCTTGCTTCTGTTCAGGCACAACTTGCTGCTGAGCGAGCAGCACACGCTGCAACAAAAGCTGCTGCAGTTTCTGCAAAGGCTGCTTCAGATCTAGCACTTGCAACTGCAATTGCAGATCATAAGGCAAAGTTTAATGCACTTGCCAAGAAGTGGAATGCAAAGAATCCACGTGCTAAGGTTGCATTAATTAAGTAACTTAGTCCAACAATTAGGGGAGTCAATTAAGTTTGGCTCCCTTTTTTGTGCAATAAAATGATATAATAGCCTTATCAAACATCTTGGAAAGGATGTGACCCTACATTAAAACTTTCCTACTAAAGAGTGGTTTGGTGGGAATCTTGGTAGTTTTGTGGCTTATATTCGCCCCAGCTGAATTTTCCTATGCCGAAGATGAAATAACATTACAAGTATCATCATCAAATACAACAACAGCACAAATTTTGCCAGGATCAACAGTAGTTATTCAAACACCAGAAGCCATTATTGAGGCAGCAGAGACTGCAATAGCTCAGGCTGAAACAGCAACGGAACTTATAGAAACCCAAGCAGAAACGATTACAAGCCCTACAGAGACTATTACAGCCACTATCACGCAGGCTCAGACCTCTATATCTCAGGCTCAGACAGTAGTAGATAGTGCTACTGTGGCTTTAACACATAAAGTTCAAGCAGAAGAAACAGCAGAAGTTGCCATAGAAGAAAAAAATATAGCATTATCTAATCTTCAAACAGCCACTACTACTTTACAATCAAAAACAACAGCATTAAATGTTGCTACAACTGCAGTAAATACACAAACCATTGTAGTAAATACTGAAACATCTGAACTAACTGCCCTACAAAATACACCATCAAATTCTATGACATATACAACTGATGGATATGTTGCTCCAGAAAATATAGATACAAACGTAATAAGCACTGTTGTTCTGCCACCGATGGGTGATGCCTCTACAAAAATTACAACACCATTTGATATTAAATTAGGTGAAACAGTATATGAAGGTCAAGGAAACAATAGTCAACTATATGTAACATCTAAGTCAGCACTGACATTTGGCCAAGGAGATCACACATATTGGGATTGGCCATCAATTGCTGGTATTTATGTATTTCAATCTGATTATATGAGTAGTGGAACTGGAGCGTCTATTACTGTTACCACTACATCAAATACCCTTGCAATATCTTGGGATCTAAAAAGGTTTGGAGATAGCAATGGTCCAACAACTAACACAGACTTATATATGATTGTAAATCCAGATTCTGGAGAATGGACTGCTACTGCAACAATTGCTGGAAATACTACTGGACTTTATGGTGGACCTAGAACTGGAGTAAGAGAAGTAACAGGTCAGCCAGTTCAATCAATGATTTCTATAGGTAATGAACAGTTGCAATCACAAATAGCAGACCAACAAATAGTAGTTCAACAAGAAACTACAAAATTAAATAATTTAATTACAGTTAAAGATATTGCTTTATCTGAAAAAACAATTGCTACTGAAAATGTCGCTACAACAACTACAGTTTATAATACAAAAAATATAGCAGCAACAAATGCAATATCTTTTTTGACACATACAACTAATCTTGCAAATCAAGCAGTTGCATTAATTGCACCAGCAATTTCTAATATGAATTATGCAGTGTCTGAAGCAGAAGAAATAATTAGCAATACCTTGGAACAAGAAGAGGCAGCAAGACAAGCAGCAGCAGCTGCATATCAGGCACAAATGCAAGCACAGGCAGAGGCAGAAGCAGCAGCGGAGGCTGCAGCACAGGCAGAGGCAGAAGCAGCAGCGGAGGCTGCAGCACAGGCTGAGGCAGAAGCAGCAGCGGAGGCTGCAGCACAGGCAGAGGCAGAAGCACAGGCTGAGGCTGATAGATTAGAAGCAGAGCAAGCAGCAGCAGAGCAAGCTGAACAAGATAGATTAGAAGAAGAGGCAGCAGAGCAGGAAGAAGCCCAAGCAGAAGAAGAAGCGGAACAGCAAGCAATAGATGATGCAATAGAACAAGCAATAGAAGATGCATTAGATGGTAAAGAATTAACTGAAGAACAAAAAGAATTAGTTTTAGAAGCACTACTTGAAGATTCAAACGGTGAGGCTCTTTCTTCAGAAGACATAAAAAAGGCTGGACTAGATTATGAAGATCTTCCACCAAGCACTCCAGTAGATGTTAGAACTGATGAAAATGGTAATGCTGTTGTTATTACAGCAGCAGTTGCTGCACAAGTAGAATTGCTACAAAATCCAGGTGAGTTATTATCAACAGCATTCTCTGATCCCGCAGCAGCTTTTGCAGCACTTGGAAGTATTGGTGCTGATATGTCAGATGCTGAAAGAGAAGAAGCAACAGATATGGTTGTAGCAACAGTAGTTGCAGCAGGTGCAGCAATTAATGCAGCAGCAGTTGCAGCAGCAGGAGGATCCACTGGAGGAAACTCTAGTGGAGGAGGAAGTTCTGGTGGAGGCTCAGGTGCTAATTCACCAGGTTCAAGAGGAGGAAGAAGATGGTAAGAATAATAAAAAATATAATAAAGGATCTAATAGATCAGGCATGGACTCTTCTTGGAATGTTTATTGCCTGGGTTGTATTAGACGGTAGCGCTAAAACCATAGTAGGTTATGGAATTGTAGCAACCACAGCATTATGGATTATAACTAGTCCATTTAGAAATAAGGAGGAATAAAATGGCAAAAAAGAAAGATGTAGACCTAACAGTAGTAGACCCTACCACAGGAGAAGAAGTTCTTGGTTCGTCAGCAGTAACAAACCTTTGGAACATTTTCCTTAGAATTGTTGCAGTATTTGCAGCATCAGGACTATCAGTCATTGGTGCAGGAGCTGTAGTTGGTATTTCTACAGTTACAGCAGTAACTATGGCGGGACTTCTAGGAGTAGCAACAGTAGTTGAAAGACTAGCGAGATCATTCCTAGATGATGGGAAGCTAAGTGCAGCAGAAATAAATGCAGCATTTGCTAAAGTAGATAAGCAGTCATAACAGACTATAATTGACACCCCCTTCAGGTAATGGTATACTTAAATATACTTATCTGAGGGGGTTTGTCATGACTTGTATTGCTGTAGTCCGTGATGAAATAAATAATAAAATTTATATGGCAGGTGATCGTGGTGCATCAGATGATGGCACCATTCTCGCATTGTCTAGCCCAAAGGTTTGGAAGCTTGGTCCTTATTTAATTGGCTATGCAGGAGCAATGGATGGTGAAAGAATTAGATATAACTTTAATCCATATGTTCCAGACATTAAAGACACAGATAAGTTTATGCAAACAAAATTTATTAAACAACTTAGATCATTCTATAATGATTTTTGGGTAGACACATCAAAAGATGGAGATCTTGGTTTAATTATTGCAGTACGTGGACAAATATATGAGCACAGTTCTGCAGATATGTCTTTGTCAAAGTATACCCTTCCATATTTGGCTATGGGTTCTGGAGCAGAGTATGCATACGGATACTTAAATGCCACTGAAAAATCTAAAGATCAAAGAAAAAGAGTAGTTGGTGCAATTAATTCTGCAATTAAATTTAGCCCATCATGCATGGGTCCAGTTGACGTAGTAAGCGTTTAAGGATATACTTAATACATGAACGAAGAGTTTGAAGAAATATTAAAAGATATTCAGAGTAGTGAAGCAGACTATAATGAGTTTGAAATTTGGCTTGAAAACGGTATTGAAAGAGGATGGATAACAGAACCATTCTGCAATACTCATGAGGGTGATTCGTATATGACAGATGAAGAAATGCAGGAGTGGGAAGACGGCGGAGATCCTTGCCAAGTAGTTTTTAAAATAAAGGAGTAAAGTGAAAAAAAATAAAATATTTTTTATACTTTTTGCTTTAGTACTTTCTTTTGTACCAATCCAAAACTCTTATTCTGCAAATGTAATTAAGTCAGGATCTGTATGTAAAACAAAAAACCAAAATGTTGTTTTTCAATTAAATAATTTTATCTGCACCAAATCAGGTAAGAAGCTTGTATGGAAACCAGTAAACCTATCTAACAAAACAGAAACTGCTTTATTCTCTGCTTGGTCTACAAATTTTAATACTGATCTTATGGTTAAATCAGCAATAAAATCTACTGATAAATATTTTGGAAAAGTTACTCCAGATGACTCATATGAAATTTACACAGACAAAGAATTTCCTGAGTCTAATCTTGCTTGGATATTAAAAATGTTTAACTATACTAATGGAGCTTTTAGAAATATTGAAAATAAAAAATTTAAAGTTTTTATTGGAACTAATCATGAGTGGTCAAAACAAACTTTAAATAGCCTAAATCTTTGGATGGGAAATCCAGAAGAACAATATCCGTGTAGCAATGGAAAAAATGATGCCTATTGTGCAGACAAAAACCTTATATTGTTAATTTTTAAAAACAAAGGGTATTATGTTAGTGTTGGACATCTTTCATTGCCAGCACATGAAGTATTCCACACAATTCAATATTCACTTTTGGGATACAGCATAGAAAGGTTTGGTCCTGGTCATCCTCAGCGAGTACCAAGATGGTTTATGGAAGGTTCTGCAAATTATTTTGGTTACTACATGGTTGAAAAATTAGGTTTTGACTCCTATGAAAACGGCAGAAATGATCAGGTACAATTTAATTCGGAATACAGAAATATAAAGCCTCTTTCTACTTATGATAACTTTGAATCCAATCCGTATGGAATTGGACAAGCAGCAACGGAGTACATAATTGCTTCGGTTGGTTTTGAAAGTTTGTTGAATATATTCAAATTCACTGGGACTGAGGGTACCTTTTCAGCAGGATTTAAAAAGGCTACAGGAATTGAAATAGAAGATTTTTATTATAAATTTGAAAAATCTAGAAACTTAATGAGCATAGGGTCAAATTTATGAAAAATATTTGGCAACGAAAGGAAAAAGAAAAATTAAAAGATATTATATTTATATGTTTTTTTATAAAATAAAAAAAATATTTAAAAAAAAGAAAGATGATGGGTTTATTTATTAAATGATAATCCTTGGAATCAATGAAACATCTCATGATGCATCTGTATCTTTACTTAAAGACGGAGAGATCTTGTTTGCAGGGCATGCAGAAAGATACAGCAAACAAAAAAATGATTGGTATAACAATAAAGAAATTATACTAGACGCTCTCAACTATGGAACACCAGAAGTAATAGCTTATTATGAAAAACCTTTTTTAAAAAAATCTAGAATACTTTTACATGGAGGAGCAAGCGATTGGAAACCAAACTTACCACTAGACTTGCCAGTACACTACTTTAAACACCACTACTCGCATGCCTGTGCTGGATACTATACAAGCAAGTTTACGGATGCCGTAATTGTGGTATTAGATGCTATAGGTGAATATAATACTTCAACAATTTGGGTTGGAGAAGGGGAAAAGATTAAATTAAAGTATAAGCAAAACTATCCAGTTAGCTTTGGTTTATTTTATTCAGCATTTACTAAGTTAATAGGGCTTATACCAAACCAAGAAGAATACATTATGATGGGAATGGCTGCTTATGGAGATTGGAAAAAATACTATAATAAGGTAAATTCTTATTTCCCATCAATAACAAATCAAAAATATAATTTTCATAAGGGGATTACCGACTGGGGTAACTGGGGTGCTGAAGATGATAAGTTTGATGTAGCAGCAGCAGTTCAAATGGTTTACGAACAAAGATTAAATGATTTTATTCGTATGGCAAAACAATTAACTGGTAAAGATAACTTAGTTTTTATGGGTGGGTGTGCACTTAACTCATCAGCAAATACTTTACTTTGGAAAATATTTAATGACGTATGGATTATGCCAAACCCAGGAGACGCTGGAAGTTCCCTTGGTGCAGCAGCTGCCCTTTATGGAAAACATATTAACTGGAAGACTCCATATCTTGGACATGATCTAGGGGGACAATACCCTGTTCAGCAAATTGTGGACGGTATATTAAAAGATGGAATAGTAGCAGTAGCAACAGGACGTGCAGAGTATGGCCCAAGAGCATTGGGAAATAGAAGCATACTTGCAGATCCAAGAGATCCAAAAATAAAAGATAAGGTTAATCAAATAAAACAAAGAGAACTATTTAGACCATTTGCTCCTGTAGTAATGGCAGAGTATGCCTCTGAATGGTTTGATATGGACTTTGAGAGCCCTTATATGCAGTATACGGTCAAATGTTTACAGCCAAGTAGAATACCCTCAGTTGTACACAAAGACGGAACATCTAGAGTACAAACGGTAACTAAAGAACAACATCCAGGACTTTACGAAACATTGAAAAGGTTTTATGAAAAAACGGGCGTACCAATACTATTAAATACTAGCTTAAACATAAAAGGACAACCATTGATTAATGACAAAAATGATGTTGCTAAATGGCAAAATTATTATGGGCATGCTATACTATAACAAAAGGAAAATAAAATGCATAAAGAAGATAAAGATTATCAAGATGATAAGCCAGATCTTTATAATGCTATTTTATTTAAAGAAAACAAAAATTTTAAAATTACCGAAGCAAATAAAAATTTAATTTATACAAACAAGCTTTTAGATGATCTTCCAGAAGATAAGGATCGCTCTGATGTAAGATGGGGAATTGATCATAAAACTAATAGCAAAAAATTTAGATCTCCAGAGTTAAAAAAAAATACTGATTTATTAATTGGTGGTTGCTCTTTTACATATGGGGTTGGAATACCACAAGAATTTATGTGGGCAGAAATAGTTGCAAGAGATTTAAATTTTTCTTACGCAAACATATCTATGCCTGGAGACTCTGTTGCTGGACAAGTAAAAAAAATTTTTGCATACTTTAAACAATACGGTCATCCTAAAGTTTTGTGTGTATTATTTCCAGAATTTGGAAGATTCTATTCTCCACAAAATAAAAATCATTTTGTTCTCAATAGCGCACTAATTAACATGGAACGTAAAAAAAAGAATAATGAAGATATTGAAAACTTTTGGGAAGAATCCTATATGTATACTTCTTATCTTGGATCAACAATGCCAGACGTTAAATTTTCTCGCTCACCCCATAAAGCAGAAGATGTTTTAGTTCCAGAAGTAGCACATTTTTATTCTGCACAATTTCTTTTAATGCTAGAACAGTACTGTAATTTAGCAGGAATAAAATTTATATGGTCAATATGGGATATAAAAAATTTAAAAATAATTAAGTCACTTAATAAAGAACAATACACAGGTGTTATAGATATTAATATGGAAAATTGGCATAGGAATTTTGATACAACAGAAGATATATATAGCGAAGATAAAAAAAGAATTTTATGTCATGAAGAATTAAGAGAAAAAAATAGTGAAATATTTGATTTTGGAATGGACAGAGACTATGGACTAAAAGGATCACACTGGGGTTCCCATAGAAATCAACATATTGCAGACATTATGAAAGAAAATATACTAAAAGAATATACTTGGGAGATATGATTTAAAAATGAATGAAATATTTGGAGTTTCTTATAATCATGATTCCTCTTTTTGTGCTTTTGAAAATGGAAAAATTAAATATTTTTCAAAAGAAGAAAGACTATCAAAAAGAAAAAGAGATATTAATCCAATATCTCCAATGTTTCAATATCAAACAAACTCTAAAAACATAGAAATTGCATTTTCTGCTCCAACATTTAGACCTCAAGTTGCTTCAAGATATTTTAATGTTACAAAAAAAAGACATAATACAACAAAGATTATAGATTATTCCGATCAACATCATCTTGTGCATGCAAATCTTGCTTTTTATAATAGTGGATTTAGTGAAGCTCTTGTTTTTGTTATTGATAGAAATGGTTCAGTTTATTTTGATTCCTGTAGAGAGTCTGAAACTGTTTACGTTGCAGCCTATCCAAATAAATTTGTGCCAATTTATAAAAACTTTTGGGTAGAAAAAAATAATGCACACGATGAAATAGATAAATTTAAAAAAGAAAATCCTGATTGTGATGTTGACGGTAGGTCAATGTTTGGAATAGTAAAAGTTTATGAATCTGCAACAGTATTAATTGGTCAGCACCCACTTGAAAATGGAAAAGTTATGGGTTTGTCTGCCTACGGAAACAAAAATGTTGAACACCCAGAATTATTTAAAAATAAAACAATACCTAACGATTATTATTTTGGTCACACAAAAATGGACTACGTTTTAGCATCAAAAAATAGAGAACTTGATCAGTTTAGTACAAAAGAAGTAACAAAAGAAAACTACAGTTTGTATGCAGACTATGCATGGCAAGTACAAAAACAAACACAAGAAGCGGTTGCAGATCTTATTCATAGATATACAGAAAAAACTGGAATAAAAAATGTTTGTATTACTGGTGGATACGGACTCAACGTAGTAGCAAATCATTACTATCTTACACAGTTTCCAGATGTTAATTTTTTCTTTGAGCCTTTAGCAGACGATTCTGGTAATAGCATTGGTGCTGCAATGAAACTTTACAGGGATACAACTCTAGATAATACAATTTTTAAGCTTGAGCATACATTTTTTAATGGAATACACTACGACCTAAATAGCATAATTGGATCTGATGTATCTATTTTAGATATTGCAAAACTTTTAGATAGCGGTAAAAGCATAGGTGTATATAATGGATTAGCAGAAGCTGGTCCAAGGTCTTTGGGAAACAGATCAATACTCTTTGATCCAAGAAATAAAGATGCAAAAGATAAAGTTAATGCAATCAAAAAAAGAGAATGGTACAGACCATTTGCTGGAATGGTTCTTGAACAAGATGCACCTATATATTTTGATATGGGACAAATAAAACAAAGCGAGTTTATGACAATATCTTTTCCAGTTACAGAAAAGGCAAAAAATACTATTCCTGGTGTTATTCATGTTGACGATACCTGTAGAATTCAAACAGTTAACACTAACAATCCCATAATGTTTAACCTATTAAATGAATTTAAGGCAATAACTGGAGTAGGAGTTTTGCTAAATACAAGCTTTAATCTTGCAGGAAAGCCTTTAGTAGAAACTCCAGAAGATGCTATTGAAACTTTAAAGAGCAGCGCTCTTGACTATATTTGGTTTCCAGAAATATCAAAGCTTGTTTCAAAAGAAGATATGATATAATTATATTGTATTGCCTACGGGGATACATTAACTTATTCGCTTGAAAGGGGAATAAAATGGTAACACAGTTCGCAATGGATCTATTCAATGATCCTTTTTTTATTGGCTTTAACAGAGAGTTAGGCCGTTTAAATACAGCACATAAAACAAATTCACAATCATACCCTCCGTATGACCTTCTTAAACTAGATGAAGATACATATCGTTTATCTATTGCAATTGCAGGATTTACAAAGGAAGATATTAATGTTCTGGTAGATAATGGAACACTAATCATTAAGGGTGAAATTATTGAAGTAACAGATGCCGAAGTTGTTCATAAGGGAATTGCAGGTCGTAAATTTACACGATCATTTGCTCTTGGTGAATACATGGAAGTAACTGGAGCTGATCTGAAGGATGGAATGCTTAACATTAGCATTGATCGTATTGTCCCTGAAGAAAAGAAACCTAAAACAATTAAAATCAAGTAGTACAATATAAAAGTCCCCACACAGGACCTTAGAGATGGCTTAGTTACCCATTTATATGACCGTGGCCCACGTGCCTGAATTACCTGTGTGGGGCATTTTAATTTAAACAATGCTATACTCAATACATGAAATCAATTTATGACATTAGTCTTTTTTCTGCTGAGGGATCTGAAAATTTTTTAGAACAATATAAGGGCAAAGTTACAATGATTGTTAACACAACTGTTGGTTGTGGAAATGCTAACCAAATGGAAGTTTTACAGTGGCTTCAAGAAAAATACCAAAACCAGGGATTTGAAATAGTTGCAATACCAACAAATGATTTTTGTGGTCCAGGAGTAACAAAAGGTAAATGGTCAGAAGGAATTACCTGTGGTCTAGACTCAAAGAACTACGGGCAAGAAGTTTATGGTACTACATTTAAATTTTCTGAAATGGTTACATCCAATCCTAATGATCTTGCTAATCAACTTAGTGAACATAAAGGCAATTCTAAAGTAAACGGATTAGGTCAGACAGTTGGAGAGACCCATGATCTTTATAAAGAAATTTCAAATCAAATGCTTAATCTAAATAGCATTAAGCATACATTAAAAAATGAATCACCAGAAGGTGGATATCTATCTACTTGGCTCAATAAAGGATTTTATAATGGTTCTAACATGGGTGGTAACTTTGAAAAATATTTAGTAGATAAAGGTGGGTATGTTGTAAAACATTTTTCATGTACAGTTTTAAACTATGACATAGAAAAAACCTTAAAAGAAGCTTTAACAGAAAAGGGAGGTACTTTTGGTATGGGTGAGGGAAGGTCTCCTGAAGTTTTTGCTGAAGAGTTTTCAGTGGTATGCCATGAAATAGAAAAACTAATATCAGGGGATATTTCACCAATAAACCCTAATTCCAAGGTTATTATTTCTGTATAAACTTTGATATAATAATATCAACATGACTGACAAAGAGTTAGTACATTACAATAAGCAACAGTTCAAAAAAAGACTGTCAGAAATAAAAGAAGCATCTGGTTGTGTTGATTGTGGAGCAAAAAATCACATCATTTTAGATTTTGATCACCTGCATGATAAAAAATATAATATTTCAAGAATGATTCATGATGGATTTTCTTGGGCAGCAATAAAAAAAGAAATAGCAAAATGTGAAGTAGTTTGTGCCAATTGTCATAGGATAAGAACTCATAATAGGTTGACATCACAAGCCTCATAATGCTATAATTAATTAGACAGCTATTAGGAGGAAC